TCATTAAATAATTCTACTTTCATTAAGCTTCCTTTCACATTTTCTTATCATGTCAAAGATTAATTCATTGGGTATATTGGACCTCTCATTATAACGACCATTCCCATTGGATTTAATATCTTTAAATGCTAACTTTGTAGCAGTTTTATTATTCCGTAAGCCAAGATTTATATTACTTGCAAAAATTGTTGGCTTTTGAATGATATAACCATAATCACTGTAATAAGTTCTATTCTTATGTGGTAATTTAAATCCTATTACATCCTCTAAATATTCCCATATTCTAGATTGCATAGGGTTCTCTATGATAAATATCTTTGGTTTATATCTCTCTATGATCTGCACCATATTATATGTACACATTTCACCATTTATTCTGGTAAGAAATGATTTCCCATATTTATATTGATACCTTTCATAATCCCTATGCTCTCTTATAGTAAATTTGCTTGATGCTTGAATATCTCCAAATAATGATGTTGCTGTATTAAATTCTTTCTTCCAGCATGCATTTCCATTTTTCATGGCGCTTGCAATACTCCAACTCTCACATGGTGGAGAGGCTAGAATAACATCTGGCCTATCCAACATGTCTAACTTTTCAAATAAAGCTTTATCATCAAACAAGGTATTGATAGCTAAATCTTGATTTATAAAATCACTATTTTTATTTTCTCTATCTATGCCTATGCTTGTAATATAGTGTTGCCCCCCCATTGAGAATTGTATTCATCTACAGCTTTCTTATAGCAGCTATTGCCACTATCAAATAACCCCCATATATTCATTTTTCCTCACTTTTAAAAAATACTAACCATATTGTCTTTCCTCTTCGTTGTCCAATAATTGGTTCACAAGGCAATAAATCTTTAATCATTGGAAGAGAGATTTGTTCTTCGTTCCATTTAAATACCATTGTCCCATTCTGTTTTAAAACCCTCCAACATTCAGATAGTCCTTGTTCAATATCATCTTTCCATGTTGAATTTAATCTTCCATATTTTAATTTTAAAAATGATTTGTCTCCAACTCTCATTAGATGTGGAGGGTCAAATACTACTAGATAAAAGCTTTCATCTTCAAAAGGCATATTCCGAAAGTCTGCGATTATGTCAGGTTTAACAATTAATCTTCTACTATCACATAGCCTTGTATCTTCAGTTCGATTATCCATGTAAATTGTTTCTGTATTTTCTTTGTTAAACCAAAACATTCTACTACCACAGCATGCATCTAGTATTTTCATTAGTTATCTTTTATGCACACATTTTTAGTTTTGTAATAAACATCAACATATGTCTCATCACGATCACCATTGTGTGTTACCTCTACATATTCATCGATACCAGGACCACTTACTAACGCTTTCCAATTTTGCAAGGTTTTACAAAACCATACAATGTACATGAATTCTAACTCCTCTAATCCATGTCCTATTTCTACTAGTACTTTGCGAGCTGCTTCAATTGCTTTTATTTGTAAGTTATTCATTTTTTAATCTCCTAAATTAAATCCTGTTTAATGCCTTCCATTCATCTAGTTTGAATATATCCTTACCATGCTTTTGCGCATATTCATATTCACCTTTACAACCTCGACTCTGTTCCCAGCCATCACATAATACTAGGATGTCGCAATGGCCTAAAAGACCTAAGCAAATATCTAACCCCTTTTGATATTCATCACCTGTCAAATAAACAAATCCATAGTTATGGATAGGTGATACATAATCATTTGCTGTATCTGCAAATATTAATTCATTCATGATTACATCTATCTTTTCTCTATTACTCTTCTTCCCACCATAAGGATGGGCTACATAGATAAGCTTCTTACTCATTAATTTAATCCCCTCGCTACTCTATTACTTTCTAAATATCCGCATCAGCGTGATTAGCATTATTTTCTCTTTGCCTTTTCTTTTCTAGCATCTATATACCCGTTACAATTTATGCACTTCTTAGCCATGATATAAGGTACTTTTACTCTAATTCCTCTTTTATCCGGCACCGGCAGCATTAATTTATTTGGGCATTTACAAGTAGTTCTTACAAACAATCCTTGATTGCCTGTAAACTTTACTGCATGCTTACATGTTTTAGCTTTTAAAAACATATCCTTTGGTCTTGCCATTACCGCATCAACCTTTCTGCCCTTTCTAGGGCTTTATTTCGTTTCTTTTCCATTGGCAATGTCTCTGCATTGCCCTTATCAAAAGGGTATTTGTTCATCATCATTGAAGTTATCAAAGTTCGATGGTTCATTATGTCCACCATTTAATGTGGCCCCTACAAAACTTGCGACCACTTCTGTTACATATCGCTTTTCGCCATTTTGAGTTTCATATGATCGTGTTTGAATTCTGCCTTGTACCAAACATTTATTTCCCTTTCGCAAAGTCCCTATTTCTTCTGCTAATGTTCCCCATGCTACACAATTTACAAATGCCGTCTGTTCCTTTGCTTCCTTTGTATTAGCATCAATATAGGTATTACTTGCAGCTACTGTAAATGTTGCTACCGCTCTACCAGTCTTTGTATATCTTACTTCTGGGTCTCTCGCTAAATTGCCCATTAAGTTAACCGTGTTCATTTTCTCTCCTTTATGCTATTTGTATAGATGCCATCTACTTCTTCTAATTCAGTAACTGATATTTCCCCATTTAGCCATGCAGCACATATAGCTACATCCATAAATGAATTTGTATATATTCCATCATCTGTGGTATGTATCCCTACAGATATTCCAGCTTCTGTAAAATAGATATATTTTCCTGTATCATTCCATGCATTCATTGCATATGCATTTATGATTGCTTCTCCTGTTGTTCTAGGAATAAATACTATTCCTCTATATTTGTTTTCCATTAATTATCCGCCCTTTTATTCCATGCCTTTTCACAATCTAAATACAATGGCCGCTCTTCAAAATGAGTGACGGCTCCACATTTATCACATGCCACCATATGATGTTTTAGCCCTACTTTTATCCCTGTCATAATCCTCATATGTTTATTCCCGCAAAACGGACAGGGCCTTAGTCGATTTTCTCTGTTCATATTCTCCCCTCCAATCAGGTAATCGAATTAGCCTATATGTTCTAAATGGAAATCCATAATTATTTACCCCTTCATAGACACTATCTTTATCTAAGTAGTATCCATTAGGTACTTTAATATCCTTACGCCACTCTGTAGCCTTTAGTATCTTTTTCTTTACTTCTGGCTTTTCAAGATTAGTACTAGATACCCATTTCTTTCTTATCTGCGCATCCTTATGATCAATGTCAGATTTTCTCTCTTTCATGAAGTACTTAGCTAGCCCTATAGCATCTTCGGCTTCACCTCTGTAGTACTCAATTTTTGTATAGCCATGTGGCCATAGCTTTTTTAATAATTGAGTAGTTAATTCAATCCCTCTTGAAAGTAATGCATGGAAATGTATCCGCCCCTGCTTTTCCATCACATAGATGTATTTACAGATTGTCTTCTTTTTATTAAATAAGTCTCTTACCTTTCTAAAGAATTTTCGTATCATCTCTTTTGCATCTAATTCATCTTCCTCATTCTTAAATGTAAGAGTCAGATAATAATCATCAGCCTTAAAATTCATATCTATTAGCAGCCTTAATTGTTTTTCAGCCACTCTTAAATTATTTTTCCTTATAGTCTCCGGTGTTACTTGCTTTCTTTCACTCCTTATTTTTCTTCCTGGTTTTCCATAGTATGAATTTCCTGTAATATGATCTGATACTTCAATCATATTTACAGATTTTATTGTCGTCCTTTTTCTCATTTAGTTATCACCTTATGTTGAGTTGTTAATGTATCTATCTAGTCTCACAAAATAGCTATCAAACCGCTATTTTACTAGACTTTTCCTACTATGCGTGATATACTAAACATGTAAGGTTTTAGTTATCACATAACTTTAATGGCCGTGTTTCCCGACACGGTCATTTTTCTTTGTCAAAATTACAATGCCAATCACCTTGAGACTTTGTTAGGTATTGGCAATTACTGCAGCAATCCATGCATATCAACTGTTTATGTCTATGACATACTACAGCATGCTTGATTGCTTTTTTACATTCCGGGCATGTATTATTTAGTGCTTTCTCATACCATTTAGTACTCATATCCATGCCTTTCTTTTAATATTGTTTGTAAAACTTTTCTGTATTCTCTTGGATGTGATCCAGCGTGAATTTTAATTCTATGGCAATGCCAGCATAAGCAACATAGATTTTCTATGTTATTTTTTCCTCCTGCTGACCTATATTTGATATGATGGATCTCTTCATAAGGGGCTCCGCATAAAATACATTTTCTGTGGTCTCGCTCTATCACCTTAGGACGGATTTTCTCCAACTCCATATCATTCTTTTTTTTATTTCTACTTTTCTTGCTTAATGGTTTCTTTGAAACCATTCTTTTTTTTGCTCTTAACGGTGTCCTTTTAAGCATTTTTATCCCAATCTCTGGCAATCTGCGCTTCTACCAGTCTGCAATCAAGTTTGTATATATTAATAGCTTCTGTTGCACTGGCATAGAGTGTTTTAGCCACATCACGTTCATACCGTAATTGGCTTATAATCTCATCTCCATTTACCAGTTCCATGATCAGAGATACTTTTTCTCCGTTATGTTTTGCCAGTAATATAGCTTTACGTTTTTCAACTCTATATTTTCGTTCTGCTGCTGCTAACTCTATGCCTCGCTCTTTGGCAATCGTAAGGGCCTTATTTAAATCATCCCTTCGTTTATTTAGATATGGTAGTAACTCCCAACTGTCTAATTGCTGCATGCTGCTTCCTTTTTATTTCCTTAATTTTCTTGTTATATAGCCATAATCGTTTAGCTTTTTGTAATAAATAAATCCCAACAGAATATGCTGCTATATTAACTACATTAAAAAGAACATCGCCCCATGACTGTGCAAATTCAATGCCACCATATAAACCAAATACAATGACACCAAATAACCACTGTATCGCTGTAATGAACTTATCCATATTTACTACTCCTATGCTTTTAACCATTTCATGTGTTGCGAACGCATCCACATCTCAAATTTATCTACATGGACCAATGTTTGTTGTGGTCCAAGTTGCATACAGATTTCATTGAATTTACCCTCCTTACGGATCATGTCAATTCTTCTGTAAATATACATTTTGCTACGGCCCCATATCTTGGCCAATGTACTGATTGGTACATATTTAGGTTTTAAAGTGTCCATAATTATCCCCTTATTGTTAATATGTTATGTTCTATCAAATGTTTTTTTATGGTGAATTGGTTCTACTTTGATTGCCATATATCCACCATCATTATGTAAGTATCGTTTGTAATATATTGGTTGTTGTTTAATCTTTTTCTTTCGGCCCATTTCCTTTTTATATTCTCCTTTAACATTCTTTTCACGTTTGTTTCATTTTTATTAATAAGTTGTTGTTATAATCGCCTTAGAAAGGAGGTGATTATAATGTATTTAACAATTAAGTTAAAAGATGGCGAATATATTGGCATCGAGAACCTAAAACTCATAAAGCAACATAAAACAAAATATATAGATGCTGTTGATATTGTTGATTTTAGTGATTTTAGACTTTATGACGCACAATATACTTTTGTAGGTGATTCTACAATTTTGCTCAAAGCACAAGATATTGTGTACCTCGCCTTTAAAGGTAATTAATTTAAAGTATGTGATATTATGAGAAAAGACTTACTTAATGTTGTCGAAACCTTTGAAGAGGATTATAAGGAAACACTTCACAAATACAATTCAAAGGTTTCAGAAGACTATTGGAATTTGCTTTATGACCTTGGAGCAGATATCAAAAAAGCCTTAAAAGATTTATCTGAAAAACTTGATTAACTTTACTAACTGCTAGTATGTAATGTACTAGCAGTTATCTTTTTCATAGATCAAATCTCATTTGATACGCCCTTTCATTGCTTTCCTCTTCAGCTTCTTTAATCGTTAAATTTTTCCAACCCTTTTGAAAAATAACGACGTAGAAATTCAAAATCGTATCTCTGAAGAAGCTCATTAATAGCCTCCTCTTTTGTTTTTCCTATTTTATTTGCTAAAATCTCAATAATCTGAACCTTGTCATTACAAAGTTCTTCTTTTATTTGTGCCTCTTGGTGATTCTGATTTACATTAATTTTTTTACCTTGGATCCTTACACCAGCTTTATCTACTTCAATCTTTGACATTACTTCCGGTCTATTAGCCATGCCTTGTTGTGCATGTTCTAATTCAATGTATGCATAGATTAATTCTGGAATATCTTTACTAGATCTAATCCCAGTCTTTGTATCTAAACGCTTTAAAATATAATTTTTTAATGTCCTTTGAATTTCTTTCATATGTATTACCTCTACTAAATAAATCCCCCTCATTTTATGCTCATCTCAAAAGGAGGTCATTATAATGGATGGTTATCAAACATGGTTAAACTATATTATTCCTTTAGTTTCAATTTATATTTCTCATTACTTAGGCATAAAATTGGCTTCTAATAGATCACAAGATGCATATAAAAAACTTAGATATGAAAAAGCATATGTTCCATTTATTCAGTCTTTGTATCGTGGTTATATGTTTGACCCTAAATATATCCCCATAGGTCTAGAGCAAAGAAATTACTTCCTTGATTTGTTAAGTAATAACATGCAATACTACGGACCACTTGTTTTGAAAAGTTACCCTGCTTTTTATCGTGCCTATCTTGATATGCTAGAATATGAAGCAAATAATTTTGGCTTTGATTCTGCTCCACAAAATTACATTCGAGAATTTAAAACTATTTCTAATGAACTATTACTAGAAGCGACAATGCTAGAATCACATTTAAAATTGCCAGGGTTAGCTTTAACATTCCAAATGGTTCGTTCCTCGTATGCCAGAAGTAGCAAGTAGCAATTGCACTCCCATTCATCCATATTTGAAGTAATATGTCTTTCATTTTATGTTCCTTTCCTATTAATTAGTTCAATATGCAGGCTATAACCTTTGCATGTATCAAAACCACAATTGTATTTTTTCTTTAATACCCAGCAATCACATATAGCTTTTAATTTTGCCCCACAATGCTCACAGAAATTTCCATCTATTACTTCTGTATTACATTTGGGGCATTTTACTTTTCCTGTTTCATTTGTATTACCTCATTAAAAATCTCATTTTTGAGACTATTTTGACAAAAAAATAGAATAAGCTTCCGAATCAGTTAATGAAAGTACTGCTTTAATTCTTAATGCCTCTTCTATTGTAAAATTGTTTCCATCTTTATCAAGTCTTCTATAAAACGTGCTTCTATCAATTCCAACTCTATCAGAAAACTCTACAATATTATATCCACAACTTAATATTTTTGCTTTTAAAGCCTGTACATCCATATACATCACCTCCCTTGATGTTTGTCTCATTTTTGAGATTAATTAAAGTATATCCCTATCATTATATTTCGTCAAGATATTTTTTCTCATTTTTGAAACATTTTAAACTTTTTAAATTTATTTGTTGCAAATATGATACACTTATACTATACTTGTCTCAAAGGAGGAGAAGTTATGACTGAAAGGATACATGAGCGTATAAAACGTTTACGCAAACAGAATAACTTATCTGTAGATGAGATCATTAAAAAATTAAATATTTCTCGTGCTACCTATTATCGATATGAAAGTAATGAAATAGAAAAATTACCATTAACGATACTTGAGCCACTTGCAAATATATTAAATACTACTCCTGCATATTTAATGGGATGGGAAGAACCGCATCAATCTACAATCAATACTAATTCCAACCAAACCGATGGTTACTATTTAGATAAAGAGGCTGCGGAGTATGCTGAAATGTTACGCACACGCCCTGAAATGCGTATGTTATTCTCCGCATCAAGAGGTATTTCTAAAGAAGAAATGCAAGAGGCCGTAAATTACATTGAATTTATCAAATCTAGAAACAAAAAATAATACTATTAGGGGTTGTTAGTTTGATTATTAATATTATTGAGTGTGATATTCCAAATGTAAAAGCTATTTCATCAACTGGGGAAGATGAAGGTGTACACAATATTTATATTCGTAAAAATATGTCTATTGAAGATATGCGTAACGAAATAAAGCACGAGTTATT